TTATGATTTAGAATTACTACGACTTATAGAAGATTTAACACTTCGAATGATCTGTAGTAAGAGTTGGTAGAAGTAGCTGCCAATCCAGATGCCGGAGTCGCTCCTACGAATGGGTTTGAAACCATGCCGTAACGAGTTTTGAAACCGATTTTTGGTTGGAAAGTATCTTCGCCAACTGCACGAACCATTTGTAATGGTACATAAGGACAATAGAATACACCAGCGTCAAAAGGATTAGATCCTCTATAACCGACTGTACAATATCCTTCACCACCAGTTACACCAGTAGGTCTTGTAGACACACTTGCGTAATATGGATCGATATACACTTTAAGGCTTCCGTTAAGGACACCAGCAAAAGTGTTTCCAGTATCATCAACATTTAATTTTGTTGATAACGCTGGAGCGTAGTCTAATACACCAGCCATTGCAAGTGCAGACGCTACATCACTAGAACATAGGATAAAGTTTCCTTTACCTCTTCGTGTTTGTCGTGCTATAACATTAGCATTTCTTTCAATGTGGTACATAAGACCTTTGAATTTTTCAACAGACCAACGACCAGATGAATCTACATCTAGGTTGAATTGTCCGTTTACAGAAGTTCCCGTTAGGTTAGCTTCTGAAGCAACACCTTCGATCTTAGCTTGATCATTAACAGTTCTAACAACTTCTCTGTTGATTTCCGCAAGGATTTCACCAGATAAGATATTTGCTAATTCTGTTTCTGCGTCAAGGCCATGAATCGCTTTAAGGTCTTGTGCGAGTTCTATAGTGTACTCTGCTTTTAGCGCTCTGCTTTTAGCTGTAACTGTAGCTTTCTCAATCGTGAACGACATTTCTGGAATAGAAGCGTTGATCTCAGCTGTTGCTGTTGCAACACCCGCGCCAGTTGTGTAACCAGTTTGGATTGCGGCATTAGCCGAACTTGAAGCAAACGGATCTGCTCCTGCATGTGTACCACCACCAGCAAAGTCAGTATCAGCTTCGTTGTGTAACGCTTCTGTTCTGTCTACTGCAGTTGTGCTATCAACATATCTAGCTTTCATCGCAAAGATAAGACCAGTTGGTCCTGTCATTGGTTGAACACCACATATATCATATGCTACTAAGTTAGGCATTGATCTACGAACTAATGAAATTAGAATTGGATCCCAGTTAGCTGCTGTTGCAGTTACGCCACCAGGCGCTCCAGCTACAGTACCAGTACCAGCACCAAGTGCTTCATTCATTGCGCTTCTTTCTTCTTGAATCGCTCGTTCTTGATTTTCAAGAATAACGGCTGTCACAGCTCGTTTGTAAGAGTCTTCGATCTTTGGAAGATCGGCGTGCTCTAGAACTGGTGCCCATTTTTCTTGTAAGTTTTCTGACATAAACATTGTTTATATCCCCCTTATTGTTTCTAAGAATCTATCTTAGAAAATTTACTAATTGCGGCAGTATAACCAGCCATTGAAGGATCAACATTGATATTATCTTTGTCTTCTTCTTCTGACTCATTAAATGCTACATTACTTTCATCAGAGACTGCTAAAAGTTTTTCACCTTTGAAATAGGCTTCTTTCAATGTTGAAACTTTCTCTACGAAATTTCCTTCATTTTCATAATCCACATCTTCGGCTAGTTCTTTTAACTTCTCTATTTCACTATCAGCTAGGTCTTTCGACGCTTCACTAATAATCTTTTCACGCTGAAGTTCTTCAATATCTTGAAGGGCTGAGATGTTACTCGCAACTTCTTCATTCAACTTATCTTCCATATCGTCAAGTCTAGCTGCGAGTTCTTCAACTACATCAAACTTGTCTTCTGGTACTTCAACATAATGTTCCTCAAACAGTTTTTTCAAACCATTTATGAAATCTTCGGTGAGTTCGGATTTAAGTCCGCGCTCGATCGCTAATTCATTTTCTTTAACCCAGCTTTCAGAAACATAGTTCAGATAAGAATCAACTTTCTCGGATAAATCATCTTTGATTTCTTCGATCTTTTGGTTCTGTTCTTCTTCTAGTTGTGCTTCTTTTTCAGCTGAAAGTTCTTTGACTTTGGCTGATACTGAGGCTTCGAAAATTGTTTTAGCTTTAATTTTGAATTCTTCTGATAAATCTTCATCGCTAACAAGAGCTTCAATGTCATCTGTCATGTCGATTTCGTAAGATTCTTTTTTAACAGATTCTTCTTCTTCTTCTTCTTCTTCATCATCTTCGTATTCTTCGTCCTTTTTGGAAGTTGATTTCTTAGATTCTGTTGAAGCAGTTTTCTTTTGAATCTTTTCTGATTCACCGTCATCTGAGTCATTATCTAACTCTTTGATGAATGAGGTTACTTCAGCGATTGATTTGTCTTTAAGAGACTCTACTACCTTTCTTATTAAGGCATTTCGACTTAGTGACTCGGATTTTTCATCTTCATCGCCATCTTCGTCATCTTCATTTAAACCAGCTACTGCTGCTTTAAGTGC